CCTGCTGTTTGTGTGCTGGCCTGGGGGGGGAGTTGTACCTGGGGGGGAACCCCCCGCTGTTAAAAACATATTATATATGTCCATCCCGCAAACCGAAGGGTATATTTAGCATACATAAGCAATGTCTAATATAGTGGGGTATATATCATTACTGTCTACACCCTATGGGTACACATTACTTTATTGAGAAACGCCCGTGACGGGGCTTACAGAGCGTCTGAGAACGTATTATGACTAAGAAGCGCAATACCAAGCGACCTGATAAAATTATACCAAAGAAAAGATAATGGCTAAACAAAGATTCATTAGTGGTAAGTCCTCCGATCAAACATTACGAGAGGCTAAAGGTAAGGGAGAAAAGACCGGTGTAACCGGTAAAGGTCATTCCCGCGGCTCTACAGGAGTGCGGCGTAAGGGCAGTGCTTTCTGGAAGCCGGGCAGTAGAAGAAAAGCAGTACCAGCCGCTAATCGTCTTACCACTGGTCATGGAATAGATAGCGTTATAAAGCGTTTAGACAAGAATGCTAAGATCACCTCGGATGCCAGAACTAGAGTGGGTGGTGGTGCACCCGGCTCATTTGTTACTGGTGGATTGGCTAGGGCTAGGGGAAGATAATGCTAGTACAACCTACCACAATAGCCCAGGCACAAGCCGCTGGTTCTCCCTACTTCTGGGATAATGGCAGGAAGAAGCTTGCCGTCACAGCAGAGCAGTTAGCCGCATTCCGTGGCGGGGCACAGTATGATCCCGCAGGTGGTAGTGCCTTAACGCAATGGGCTAATATCCATACTCAACCGCAGGTTCCACAAATGGACCTTGCGCCTAGGTTAGATATTCAGACACAGATGCCCCCGATGGATTTACAGCCTAGATTAGATATCCCTAGGCAAGAGCCAACACTTCCCATTCATCGTCAGAGTCCGGTGGGTGATGACTACTACCGCTGGAGAGGCTTTAACCGAGGAGAGGCTCCACCAGAACCAAGTATGATGGATAGGGCTAGAGGCTTTATTGGTGGGATACTACCTCAAGCCAGAACTGAATCAGGTATAGGCGGTGATGTGGCTCCTCGACGGCTAGAGAGGCCAGTAAGAGAAGGCCGCGTAGCCCCTGTTTCCTATAGTCAAGTCGCAATGGATAAGATCGCGGATTGGGAAGGCGGTTACCAGGATAAGCCTTTTACCGATGTTGACACGAAGCGTATAGGTTTTGGGCGTAAGTATAAAAAGGGCGAAAAAACCACAGAGGCCAAGGAACGTGGCTGGCTTATGGGTAAGGTACAGGACATCGGTGATTTCCTTGATGGCGTCGTTACGGCTGATCTCACTGCAAATCAGAAGGCTGCATTGACATCACTCGTATACAATGTGGGAAGAACCTCTTTCAAAAAGAGTAAGGCTCTAAAGGCGTTAAACGCTGGAGATATGGACGAGTTCAAGAAGCAGGCTTTCTCCAGAAATAAGGGTTGGGTAAAGAGTAAGGGCAAGTTCATGGAAGGACTCTATAACCGCAGAAAGAAGGAACAGGCTCTTTTCTTTGGCTAAGAAAAGGAAATATGATCGGTGGCGACATAGGACAGCGGGGCAAGACCCGCTAGTTAAGTATCCTACGCCAGAAGAACTCGAGGATAGGAAAGAGTTTTTACGCGCTATTTCTATGGGTCGTGTAAATCCAGAACGCTATGCGGGTGATCCTTATCGTGGTGGTGGAGATTTAACGCAACTTGAATTACTTGGTCTACTAGGTAGACTAGATGAGGGCGGTGTAAATAGGGGAGCAAGAGGGGCCATACCGATGAGTTGGATGGCCGAATCTGATCCTCCTACCCGTGGGTTACCATCCGGGTATGGGGCTTATTGGAGTCCTCCTGTAAGTAAAGATTGGGGCACAAAATTTAATCCTGTAATAAAAAGCGATATTGGTGGTGCTGTTTCACATGAACTAGGCCATGAAGCATTCAATCTTAGAGGAGGAATGGGTTCAAATCATCCATTAATTACTGCGATGGTTGCAAGGAATCGGTATGTTAAGGATATGGTTCCACCAAGGCGATCTCCAGGCGGTCAAGAGGTTCGTGGTGAGGATAGATCCTTTCCAGTTGGTCACCGAGAAAGGTTATGGAATACGCCTCTTGGAGATAGATTTCCCCATAGGAAATATAAATTTCAAGTACCCAGAATTCATCCTTATAGGTATAGAGAAGAAGTATCTGCAAGGAAATTTCGGCCTCAAGAAGTAGCGCAACATACGCCAGAGGTTGATAGGGTTGAAGCAGAATTAGCCGCCTCAGAAGCCGGTAAACGACGAGCAGAGTGGTGGAGAAAGTACAAAAGAGAGATTATTGGAAGATGAGCGCAATGCAAGACAAGTTCGTTGAATCCTACTGTTTAACGGGGAATGCTACAAGGTCTGCGATCATGGCGGGATATAGCGAGAACTCCGCCAAACAGAAGGGATATGAGCTTAAAAATAAATTCGCAAATGAAATAGCGGAGAGAACTGGAAAACTCATTTCAGATATGCTCCCTGGTGCGCTGTCTCAGTTACGCTTTCTTATGGAAGAGGCGACATCTGAGTCAGTTAAACTGGGTGCAATTAAGGATATACTTGACCGAGCTGGACTCAAGCCTATAGAAAGGACTGAAGTAACCACGGTAGAGAAGATGTCTTCTGAAGAAATCCAAAAGGAACTCGATGCCCTCCTTAGTACAAGACACTAGGGCAGTAGAACTCTTACGCGAGCTACAAGATCGTAAGAGGTTTAATAGGATTGATGACTACGATCCTTATCCTTACCAGTTAAAGTTCCACGCAACAGGCTCAGGGGCTAACCAACGCCTCCTGATGGCCGCTAATCGCATAGGTAAGAGTTACTGCGGCAGCATGGAGTTAAGTTATCATTTGACCGGTATGTACCCCAAATGGTGGGAAGGAAGGCGGTATAACAGGCCGATCATTGGATGGGCTGGCGGTATATCGAATGAGACTACCAGAGATATCGTGCAGTTTGAGCTCCTGGGATCACCGGATGATCCAGATGCTTTTGGAACTGGCACGATACCAAAGAACAGAATAGAAAAAACTGAGAGAAAACCCGGCGTTCCTAATGCAAAGAGTGTTGCCCTTATTAGGCACGCGGCCGGCGGCAACAGTTCTCTCTTCTTTAAGGCTTACGAGATGGGCCAGGAGAAGTGGCAGGGCCGTAGTGTGGATTGTATCTGGTTGGACGAGGAACCACCCAGAGATATTTACTCTCAGGCTGTGACACGAACCCTAGATAGGAAAGGTATGGTCTACATGACCTTTACTCCTGAAAGCGGGATGACTGAAACTGTAGCATCGTTCATGAATAATATACAACCTGGTCAATCCCTGGTCAACGCGACGTGGGATGATGCCTCAGAAAAGGTTAAGTCCATGAACGGGGAGAATGGGCATCTAAACGAAGATGTAATGCAACAAATCTTATCTTCTTATGCCCCTCACGAAAGGGAAATGAGGAGATACGGAAGACCTTCGATTGGTTCAGGCCTGGTCTTTCCGGTGACGGAAGAGAAGTTGGTGATTGATCCAATACAGTTAAAAGATCATTGGCCTCGTATATGCGGAATAGACTTTGGTTATGACCATCCTACTGCTTGCGTGTGGATGGCGTGGGATAGAGAAGAAGATGAACTTTACATCTATGACTGCTATCGGCAGGCTAAAGCTGCACCTGCAACTCATGCCTCCGCCATACGCACAAGACCCCAGTATATCCCAATAGCATGGCCCCATGATGGTTACCGTAAGGATGCTATGGGTAATCCTGGCCTTGCTGACCAATACAGAAATTTAGGATGTAACTTCCTGCCATTCCATTTTGAGAATCCGCCGGCTCTTGGGGAGAAGAAGGGCGGCAACTCAGTAGAGGTGGGAATCATGAGCGTCCTTCAGAAAATGGAAGATGGGAAGTTTCATGTCTTTTCTACGCTAGGAGACTGGTGGGAAGAGTTTAGAATGTATCATAGGAAGGGTGGAAAGATTGTACCCTTCAGAGATGATTTAATGTCTGCAACCCGATATGCAGCAATGTCTGTAAGATTCGCGGTTGCTAGTGATGACCCAGAATGGACTAAGGATGTTGAGTACAAGAACTATGGAATTATTTAATGGCAAAAGAAAAGATCACTGAAGAAGAATTAGTAGCCAGGATCAGGAGTGAGATCACTGATTCTCTTGGGTATGGCGATACTATTTCTCGACATAGGGAGAAGGCTATGGAGTATTACTATAGCCAGCCCTTTGGCAATGAGGTTGAGGGTCGCAGTCAGTATGTAGATTCTACAGTTCAGGATACTATTGAGTGGATTAAACCATCTTTAATGAGGGTATTTGCCTCTGGGGATGAGATGGTTAAGTTTAATCCGCACGGTCCAGAAGACGTTAAGATGGCAGAACAAGCCACGGATTATGTAAATTACGTATTTGCAAAGGATAATCCAGGTTGGGAAATCATGTACTCATGGTTTACCGATGCCCTATTATCTAAGAATGGTATTGTTAAGGTATGGTGGGATGAGTATGAAGATTATAAAAGAGAGGAATATCGTAGATTAACAGATATAGAACTGACAGCCCTAGTAGAAAATCCAGCAGTAGAGGTGTTGGAGCATTCAGAATATTCAGAGGGTGAAGGTTTTGATGTTGAGTCAGTGCTTCATGATGTGGTTCTTTCGAGAACCCACGGCTCTGGTAAAGTAAAGATTGAGAATGTTCCTCCATCTGAATTCCTTATCAGCAGGGAAGCAAAGGATATCCAGAACGCAAGATTCGTATGCCATAGAGTTCAGAAGACTTTATCCGAACTAAGGGAAATGTATCCCGAAGAAGACATTGGACCGGAAGAGTTAGGCGCAGGAGAAGATGATGACTTTACCCTTTTTGGTGAAAGGGCGGCAAGATTTGAATATGATGATACTACCAATTTTAATCTTGGCGAGGCAGAGACAGAAGAGGCTTTAAGAAAATACTGGCTGCATGAATCTTTTCTTCAAACCGATTACGATGGTGATGGGCTTGTTGAACTGCGAAAGGTATGTACAGTAGGGAACTATGTTCTAGCCAACGATGAAATAGATTCTGTTCCTTTTGTTTCTATTACGCCTATAAAGATTCCGCATAAGTTTTTTGGACTGTCCATTGCTGATTTAGTTATGGACCTTCAGCTATATAAATCTGTATTGATGCGAAATCTTTTGGATAATATGTATAACCAGAACTTCGGTCGATATGCCGTACTCGAGGGGCAGGCCAATCTGGATGACCTTCTTACACAACGGCCTGGTGGCGTAGTCAGGGTTAAGTCACCTAATGCGGTGATGCCTCTTACAACTCCTCCGTTAGAGCCTTATTCCTTCCAGATGCTTGAATACTTGGATGGAGTAAGGGAATCAAGGGCTGGCGTATCCAAGATGTCTCAGGGTATGAATGATAATGCTTTGACATCCCATACCACGGCTACTGCTGTCAACGCCGTTATGACAGCCGCGCAGAGCCGCGTAGAGCTCATCGCTAGAAACTTTGCAGAGACAGGCGTTAAGGATTTAATGCGAACGATTTATGAATTGCTCTTGAAGAATCAGGATAAGGAAAGAGTAATTATGTTACGCAATGAATGGATTCCAGTCAGGCCGGATGCCTGGAGTGATAAGTATGATTGCACTGTATCGGTTGCTTTGGGTCAGGGGAATAAAGACCAGCAGATGATGCACTTATCACAGATGCTGCAGTTTGCTTCTGAATCTATGAAGGGCGGATTACCTATTGTAAATGTACAGAATATGTACAATCTTGGAGCCTCATTGGTTAAAGCAATGGGATTCCAGAATGTAGATGACTTCTTAACTGATCCTTCTCAGGCTCCACAGCAACAGCCTAATCAGCAACAGCAGATGCAGATGCAGATGGCACAACAGAAGATGCAGATTGAGGCTAAGGAACTTGAGATCAAGGCTTTTGAAGTTCAGATCAAAGCCCAAAAGGTTCAGCAAGAAGCTCAAGAGGCCGCAGTAGATGCACACCTGAAGATGGAAGAGTTGAAATTAGAGCGTGAACAAAACAGAGCGGTAGCAATAGGAGCAACATAATGCCAAAAGTAGCAGGAAAGAAGTTTGCTTATACGAAAAAAGGTATGGATCAGGCTAAACAATACAGGAAGAAACTTAAAAAGAAGACTGGTTATAAGGCTGCCGGCAAAAAATTAAAGCAGTCGAAAGCATACTAATGCCTGACGAATATCGTGAGGAAAAAGCAAATAACCTCCTAAACAATGAGCTGTTTAACGAAGCATTTGATGTATTAAGAAAAGATTTAATGGATCGCTGGTCAGCCAGTGGTTCATCAGAGTTGGAAGCCAGAGAATCAATCTGGCTTGCGATGCGATTGCTTGACAAACTTTATGGTCATATATCGTCTATAGTTGAAACTGGACACATGAATAAGGTTATGGAAAAGCAACACCCATTTATCTGAAAGAGGAATAAATTATGGCGGATAAGCAAGTAGCCCCGCAAGCACACGAAGTACAAACGCAACCCGGTAGTATATGGGAAGCACAAGAGGCATTACTCGGATTGATGGAACCTGAGAAGGAGAAGCCGGAAACCGAGGAAGCCGCACCTACTGAAGAGGAAGAGTCTACCGAGGAAACTCAAGACGAATCATTGGAAGAGGAATCTGAAGAGGAAGACGAAGCTGAAGCCGAAGAGGAAGAGGCGGAAGAAGAATCTGAAGAGTCTGACGATGAAGACGAAGAAGAACCTTTATTTACTGTCACCGTAAATGGTGAAGAGGTGGAGGTTACCTACGACGAACTTACGAAAGGCTATAGTCGCCAGTCAGATTACACCCGAAAGACCCAGAAACTTGCGGAGGACTTCAAGAATCTTACTGAACTGGAAACCCAGTGGAAGCAAGAGATGGAAGCGACTCAGCAAGAAAGGGCGCAGTACGCGAATGCTCTGGAGAATGTGATCAATGCTTCCTTAAAGAACCTCAATAAATTTGATGTCGATTGGGATGATTTAAGGCAGAACGATAGAGAAGAGTACCTGTTGAAACGCGATGAGTATAGGGAAGCACAGGATAATATACAACAGCAACAGCGTGAGTATCAAGCCGTGCAGCAGAAGCAACAACAGGAAATGGCACAGCAGTTCCAACAGGCAAAACAAGAAGAGTTTCATAAGCTTGTAGATAAACTTCCCGACTGGGGAGATGATACAAAGAGAAGTGAACTTGGAAATTCTGTCAGGGAATATGCTTTGTCGCAAGGATACTCCAAAGAGGAGATTAATTCCTTAGTAGATCACCGCTCCGTACTCGTACTTCTAAAAGCCAAACAGTTTGATGACCTTAATAAATCTGATGTTAAATCTAAAAAACTGAAGAATAAGCCCAAGGTTGTCAGGTCTGGAAAAGGAAAAGAAAAGGGAGAGAATTCAAAAACAAAACGTGCTGCCAAAATGAAACGTCTCCGAAGTTCAGGTCATGTCGATGATGCGGCCTCTATTTTGGAAGATTTATATAATTCCTAATAAGGAGAATAACAAATGGCAATTGCTACAAATACGTCACTGACCTACTCGTCAGTTGCGATACGTGAAGCCTTGTCTGACGTAATTTATAATATAGCTCCTATGGACACACCCTTCATGTCAGGTTGTGCAAAGCAAACTATTGATAATACTTTCTTTGAATGGCAGACTGATACGATTACGGCTGGTGCAACTAACCGTAAGATTGAGGGCGATGACAGCATTGCTGCCACCGCTAGGGTGCTTCCAACGAGGCTAGGAAATTACGCCCAGATATCGCAGTACGTCAACCAAACCTCCGGCACTGACGATGCCGTTAATTATGCCGGTCACGGCAAACATCAAGCCTATCAATTGGCGAAGAACGGCAAGCGCATGAAGCGCGATATGGAAGGTATGTTGCTTGAAAATATTGTACGAGCCGCTGGTAACTCAACCACGGCGAGAGCAACGGCTGGTGTTCCTGCATGGCTTGCTACCAACTATGTATCCATGAATCCAACGTCCGGTTCTCCGGCTGCTGGTGCAACGGGTACGACTGCGATGACTGAAGCCACAGCTACTGCTTCCATTACGGAAGCCGGTATCAAGAACGTCATCAAAGACTGCTATGATGCTGGTGGTAACCCTGACTTGATCTTGGCTCCGTCTGC